GCAATTGTAGCAGGAGCTGCTGTAAGAGGTTTTGCATTAGATGCAAGTGAAACTGCTAGGGTAGTAGATGTAATGGCACTAGCATTTACAAGTTCTGCTTTAGATATAGAAAAATTTCAAACATCTATGACTAAAGTATCACCTATTTCTGCTGCTGCAAATATATCATTAGAAGCAACAACTGCAGTTATGGGTACACTAACAGATGCAGGTATTGAAGCATCTATTGCAGGTACATCTTTAAGAAATATTTTCTTAAAAATGGCTGACCCTGCTTCTGATTTATCACAGCATCTAGGTTTTACAGTTAATAGCACAGAAGATTTAGAAAAAGCATTAGTAACATTAAATAGTGAGTCTTTATCTAATGCTGAAATGATGGAGCTTGTTGATTTAAGACAAGTAGCTGCTTTTGCTACTATGGTTAATGGTGTTGATAATATACAAGATTTAATTGATGCTTTTAATGATGCAACAGGAGCTGCACAAGAAATGTCAGACATTATGGCTGACACATTACAGGGTGATATTTTTAAAGCTAAATCAGCATGGGAAGGTTTTACAATTGCATTATTTGAAGGTAGTAATAAAATTTCTGGCACTATAAGAAATATATTACAAGGGTCATCACTTATTCTTAATGCTTTTGCTGATTCATTAAAAGATGCAGATCAAAAAACACAAGACTTAGTAAGTAACATAAGTAAAAATGTAACTGATGCCTTAAAAGAAGTAGACAAGTTTGAGCAAAAAGGAGTTGCTGAAGAATTTCAAATAAAAGCATCTAAAACTAAAGTAGAGCTTTATGATGAAGAAATAAATAAATTAAAAGAAAGAGCAAAAGAACTAAGAAAAAAAATTGCACAAGATAATGAAGACTTTAAGACAGCTAATTTTTTACAAAGAGAAAGCATAAAAACATTTAGAGCTAGAAAACAAGAAGAATTGTCAGTTACAAATAATGCAATTAATGAATTAAAAATAATAAAAGATAAAGAATTAGAACATGATAAAAAAAGAGAAAAATTAAGACTATTAGAGATTGATATACAAAACAAAAAAAATGAAAGAGCAAAAAAGAAAAAAAATAAAGAAGATTTAGCAGAAGAAGAAAGACTAGAAAAAGAAAAGTTAAAATTACAACAAGATAAGTTTAGAGCTGCAAAAGATGCAGAAAAAATTGATTTTGAACAGGAACAAAATATAGAAAAAGAAAAATTAAAATATAAAATTATAACTCAAGAACAATTTGACACTAATATGTTTATTTTAGAATTAGCTCATTTAGAAAACATGAAAGATATAAACATACAATATGGTGAAGATGTTGCGTTTATTAATGGAAAAATATTAGATTTAGAATTAAATAGAATACAAACAGTTGCAGAAGCTGAAGCAAAGAAAAATGCAGATGCTAAAAAAGATAGAGAAGATCAAATAAAAGATTTAGACCAACTAGGTAAATCTCTTATTACAATGGCAGGAGAAGAGAAAAAACTACAAGGCATAAAAAAACTTGGTATAAAAGTTACTGCTGCAGCTACACTAGCTACTAATTTAGAAACTATTGCAAATGCAAAAAATGCAATAGCAAAAGCTGCTACAGAAAAATTTCCTGCTAGTTTAATAGCAATTGTATCTGTATTAGCTGCAATGTTAAGTGCTGCTAAGTCAGCACAAACTATTACAGAGTTTGCTAATGGTGGTATGGTAGAAGGTAAATCTCATGCACAAGGTGGTGAGAAGTTTGCAGTAGGTGGTAGAGTAGTAGAGTTAGAAGGTGGTGAAGCAGTTATAAATAAACGTAGTACATCTATGTTTAAAAATCAATTATCTGCAATGAATGCAGCAGGTGGTGGTGTGAAGTTTGCTGATGGTGGTTTAATGAATATGCCATCATTTGCACAATCACAATTTAGTGCAACAAGTCAAGCAGGTATGATGGGTGCAATAGGACAAGGTGGAAGAGTAGTAGTAGTAGAATCAGATATTTCTACTGTACAAAATACTGTTTCAGTTATAGAAGCTGAAGCAACAATTTAAAATTAAACAAATGTTTGTTAATAAAAAAACAAAGTTAGAAAGATTATCTATTTGTAAAAAATGTACTTTTTACAGAAATTTTTTGATGCTTAAAAAACCAGTAATAAATTGGGGATCAAGATGTGCTAAATGCACTTGTTTCCTAGATGCAAAGACATCTCTCTCTGCAGACTGGTATGGTAAGTGTCCAGAAGGCAAATGGTAATTAAAATAACAATATGAATTTACAAGAAATAGCTAAATCTGTTGATAAGACAGACAGAGAGCTTATAAAAAAATCTGTTGAAGAAAACAGAATTTACAATGCTAATTTTAGCAGACACAAAGTAGATAGTTTAAATAATATGTATAGTTTGTGGCATAAATATTTTCCTGCACAAAAACAAGATATAAATTGTTCATCCTGTAGAAATGCTGTTGTAAAGTTCTGGAATACAATGTGTGAGGTATGGCTAACAGAAAACACTAAGAAAAAAAAGAATGTCAAAAAGACAAAATAAAGTAGATGTAGTTTTTGATTATCTTGATTTATTAAATAAAGAAATATTAAAAAGATTCGGTGAAACTGCTACACCTAAAGATATTTTAAAACACTTAGTAGAGAGAGGTATGGTAGAACCTAAGCGACTAAGAAACTATATGATTATAGCAGACTTTGACAGAAGGTTATCTTTTAATAAAGGCAATAGAACACATACCTTTATGGACTTATCACATAAATATAAGATAAGTGAAAGTCAGGCACAAAATATAGTATATAAATACAGAAAAAAATCAAGAGCATCTGAGAATATCTCTTACTAAAAGTTTTTTCCACAAATTAGGTAGATAAAGTGTCAATTAGATTCTAATTTTGCAGGTATGAATAAGAAATGGTTTAATATACAAGGAAAAGCAACAGATGCTGTTGCAGAGGTTTACATCTTTGATGAGATAGGTGCTTATGGTATTACTGCACAAGACTTTATTTCTGAGATGAAAGAGTACAAAGATACTCCTGTTAATTTACGAATCAACTGTATTGGTGGTGATGTATTTGATGGGATGGCGATGTACAATATAATAAAAAAGAGAGAAGCAAAAACTACTGCTTATATTGAGGGTATAGCTGCAAGTATGGGTAGTGTTATCGCATTAGCTGCTGATGAAGTTATCATGGCTGAAAATTCTCTTTTTATGATACACAATGCTTGGGGTGGTGCAATGGGTGAAGCTGAAGATATGAGAAAGACTGCATCTATCTTAGAAAAGATTAGTGGTGAAATTGCTAATATTTACGAGAGAAAAACAAGATTGTCGTTAAATAGAATTATTGAAATGATGGATAAAGAAACTTGGCTAAATGCTAATGAAGCATATGAGTTAGGTTTTATTGATCTTATTTCTGATTCTATTAAAGTAGCAGCTAAGTATGATGTTTCTAAATTCAAAAACATTACTACTGAACAAATACATAATAAATTAAATATTAACGTAAATAACAAAAAAATGACTGAAGAGTTAAAAAATTGGTTTAACAACAAAGTTGATGAAATTGTAAACTCTGTAAAAGGAGCTGACAACAAGTCAGAAGATGTTGTAACTGAAGTTAATGTTATGCTTTCAGATAATGAAGAAATATCAAACAAATTATCTTCTTTTGAAGCAAGTGTAACTGACTTAAATGGAAAAATTGTTTCTCTAGAAGAAGAATTAACTTCTACTAAAGGAGAAAACGAAACTCTTTCTACTGAAATAGAAAGATTAAATGCTTTATTGAACAAAGCAGATGCTAAAGGTACTGAAGTAGTTACTGAAGGCGACCCTGCTGTAGTTGAAAATAAAACTGTTGATGCTAATGCAAGTTTTTATAATGCAATGGCAGATAGAGTAAGAGCAAAATTTAATAATTAATAATCAAAAAATAAATAAAAATGGCAACAAACGTAGCAAATAATAGTATAGCAGCAACTTATGGTGGTGCTAACTTAAACGAAATTTTTTATGAGCCAGTATTTAGAAGTGATGATTTAATGCGTAACTACAGAGTAATCCCTAATGTTAAGCATAAAATGAATGTATACACTTCTGCTGCTCTAACAAAAATAGTAAGACCTTATGGTGGATGTTCTTCTTCAAGTGATAGTGGTGATGGTTCTGGTAAGGTAGATTTTAACATTGATGATAAAGTAATTACTGCAGGAAGATGTAGAGTGGCTTTAGAGCAATGTACTGATGCATTCTTTGGAACTTACATTGAAGAAATGTACAAAAGTGGTGTAGATGTAATGAATCTAGAAGGTACTCAATTAGCTGATGCAATTGTAAATCGTGCAGTTAAAGGTATTGGACAAGATGTAGTAAGATTAGGTTGGGGTGGTGATACTGCTGCAGCAGCAAATTCTGGTTACAAAGCATTTGATGGATGGATGAAATTAATGGCAACTTCAGGTATATTAGCAGCTAGAACTATATATGCAGGTACTGAAGCAGCTCCAACAGCAG